ATGCACGCGATCGCTCTTCTGATCGTCGCTGCGCTGTGCGCAGCCGAAACGCGTCCGACAGCGGAGCAAGTCGCCGCCGCAGTTCGCGCCTCACGCGAGGCCAACACGCCCACTCAAGAGCAAGCGATCGCCGCCATAAAGCAGCAGATCGACAGTGCCGAATTAGATCGCGCACAGGCCGCCACAAACGGTCGCAGCGGACGTGCGGCCCTACGCGATGCCACGAAGCAAATCGCCGATCTAAAACAGCAACTCCGCAAAGCCGAGAAGAGCTGGCAGCCGCCAAAACTCGAAGACGTCGAACTCGCAAAACTCAACTGGTCACAGATCAAGATTGGAGACGTCGGGCGCGCCACCGAGTCCGGAACGTCGGACGCCGAAGAATACTGGGGCTACCGCTGCCTAAAGATCATCGACCAGGACGAAGCGCTGATCGACGTCCTCGACGGAAATGGCGACCACTTCACAACCATAAAATTCACCGGGATCGACACCGCCCGCATGCAGGAAGGAACGGGAGTCGAGATCGAATGCGATGTAGTGGTCGTAGGCCGCCACCGCTACAGAACTGTCGTCGGGTCACAGAGCACCATCTTCGAAGTCGAGGTGTTCGATCCGGCTGCGCCATTTCCGGAGCGCGACGCCGCTGCGCCGCGCCGCAACTCCGGAATACCGATGTAAGCGAGGGCCACAGCGTGCGTTCGCGTTCGCACGCTGGGTGGACCAGGCCCATTGCAATGCTTAACAGTTTCGGCACGCCCCACGCCGTTTCTTGAGCCGCGAAAATCTCGCACGCGGCCGACCGCTGATCTTTTCGCGCTTGACATCCGCGCGACGAGTGATAGCTTCTGCCCTGTCCTAAATTTCAATTCACCGCTGGCGACGCCTGTGGCGTCGCTTGCCACCTGCCAGCCTTGCGACAACCTCGCGACTGGCGCCCGTGGTCGGTGGTGAACACCACGCCGCCGTCCAACTCGCCGAATTGACGAGCAGGACAACGGGTGCCAAGCAGCGAGGTTTTTTGATGCGCCGCGCGTTCCCCGCCGATGCATCTATTGGCCGCAGCGGGGCGGAATTTCCGCCCCCGCTGCGGTTCTTTCTTGCGCCTCGCTCTATGCGCCACGACCGGCGGCCGTAATACCGGCCCAGGGACGTTGCAGGATGCTGGCCGATTCATTTGCGGTTGCGCCGCTGAGGGAAGCCACGCGCGAGGAGCACGCGGCGCGATTGCGGAGCCGAGAACATGCCCGCTGCACTTGCTGCCGCGCCTTTCTTGCGCGCGTACAACCCCGACGCCGAGTTTGCGCCGTACACACCGCCCCAGGACGGCCAGACGCTGCCGGAGCTGTGGCATTCGGTGCTGGTGCCGAAGATCACCAAACGGGAGAGCGACAAAGACTTCCTGCAGCGGAACGCCAAGTGGTATCGCACCGCGCTCCGCAGTTGGGAACGCATCATGGGCGACGTGCCGGCCAGCTCGATCAACTTGGAGACGCTCGCAGAGTGGCGCGACAAGCGCGCTCAATCCACCGGACGAAACGGCGAACCGTGCAGCGCCGGCACGATCGGCCGAGAGTGGCGCTATCTGAGGGCCATACTCCGGATGCTGCAGGAGGATGGAATAGTTGCCACCGTTCCGCGACTCAAAACGCCGCGCATCGTGTTCCGCGCCGGAGCGAAACCCGTCGTGCTTTCCGAAACGTGGTCGCAGTTGTTCGCCGGCTGCAGGGCGTGGCACTTTACACGCGAGCGCCGCATACCCGGCCCGCTGGTCGGGCGCGGGATTCTGGTGTGGCTGTTCAACACCGGATTAAGAGCGCAGGACCTGTTCGGGCTCAAGAGGTCGGACGTCATACGCTCCGCGCGCTGCCCGATTCCCGGGCTCACCAGTTTGCACAACGAACACGGCTGGCTGTACGTCCCGGAGTGCGGCAAGACGAAGAAGCCCGCCGTCATTCCGCTGCTGGCGCCGGCCCGGCGCTGGTTCGACATCACCGCAACGCTACTGCCGGCCGCAGCTGCTCGCGACGGCCAGCTGCTGCCGGTCGGCTCAGCTCGCAGCGATTCGAGGGACGGCCACGAACGCCAGTCGCAGCGACGCGCGATGCACGCGGCCGCCGGGCTCGACACGGTCTACACGTTTCACCAGATGCGCGGCGGAGCGAACGAAGCGTGGAACGAAGCCGACCCGGATGCGGGCGCGTGGCTGCTCGGACACGCCGCAACTTGGGACGTCAACACGCGGCACTACTGCAACGGAGTGCAGCGACTGCTGCGCGCCGTTCCGCAGCTGACGCTTCCCGAGGCGTTTCAGCAGCTCGATTGATCCAAACCACTGTCGCCGGCGGCTTGAGCGGCGAGGCGTTGGCCCGCCCGAGCTGTTCGCCGCCGGCGACGGTTTTTGATTCACAGGCCGCCGCGTTCAAGCGGCGCCCTGGCCGGCCAGGTGCGGCGAGACGCGACGCCGCGCCGGCCGGTTTTCTTTTCGCCGCGACTCTGCGGCGCGTGGTCGCTCCGTTTAGGTGCGGACGTTCCGCACCGCCCGCGAAGGCCGCATGCGACCACGCGCCGCCGGTTCGCTTCACCCAAGGAGGAAACGCCGTGCTGCACGATGCGATTGAGATCGTTTTAACGATCGTGCTGTGGGAGCTGGCCCGGATGTTCATCACCAACAGCGACGGCCGACGTCGCAAGCACATGCTCTGAGGAATTCCCATGCGTGACGGACGCTCGCGGTTTCTGGTCGCTGTAGTGCTGCTGGCGATCTTTGCCGGCGGCATCGCCTTTATCGCATTCGACACCGCCGAGCGCTGCCCGCATTGCCTGCGAGCGCTGGAGCATCTCGGACAGACCGAGGACGGAAAACCTCTGTACCGCTACTGCCGGACGTGCGAGGAGTGGTCAACCAAACCCAAGGAGGAAACCCGCCCATGATGCGACGCCCCCATAGTTGGGAAGTCCACCTGGCACCACGCCGCCGGCCGCTGGCCGTGCAGATCGTACTCACGCCGCTCGGACTCGCGGCGCGGATCATCAACGCGGCCGTGCTCGGACCGGCCATCAATCTGCAGATGCACGCGTTCGGCCGCCTGGCGACGTTCGCCAAGAGCTGCCGCAACGACGACTGACAACAGCCCAGGGAGGGGAACGCCGTGCTGGATTACCTGATAGAGATCACCGGCGACGCCGATCAGCTGCACCCTGCAGTCGGCGAGGTCGCCGCCGTCATGTCCGAGTCGCTCAACTCGCTCGGAGTCGAAGGCCGGCTGCGTATCCGACTGACGGCCGTGATCGGCGAAGTTTCAACGCCGACGCCGCTCGGACCGCGACAGATTCGCGAGCTGCAGAAACGCATTGCGCCGGAGCTGCCCGGCGCCGGCAATTGGATCATCAGCGTCCGCTGCGTCGGGCGCCGCCGCCATTCGAGGGTCTACGAGACATGAGCAGCGCCGTAACCGCGATGCCGCTGTACCTGGCCGAATCCGCCGCCCTGGCCGTGCAGCAGCTGCTGCAACCCGGATGCGAACGCGTCGCAGTGGCCGGATCAGTCCGCCGCCGGCGGGACGTCTGCAACGACGTCGAGATCGTCGCGATCCCGAGGATCGAGGAGGCCACCCGCCCCGGCCAGCTGCTGCCGGTCGAGGTCGATCGACTCGACGAACTGCTGGCGCCGGTCAAGCGCGGTGACCACCCGGTTCTGTTTCGACCGAAGGCGATGCCCGGCCACCGCGAGCCGGCGTGGGGACCGCGCTACAAAAAACTCTACGTGCGACATCAACGCCGATGGATCAAGGTCGACCTGTGGCTCACCACCCGCCAAAGGTGGGGAGCCATCTACGCGATCCGCACCGGAGAGGCCGAGTTCTCGAAATTGCTTGTCACCCCGCGCGTGCAAGGCGGCGCCATGCCCCGCGACATGCGACAGGCCGAGGGGTCGCTGCAACACATCGTCGGCCATGCGAACGGCGAGCCGGTTTATGAACCGCTCTACACGCCGGAGGAATCGGACTTTTTTGCAGCGCTCGACGTTCCGCAGCTGCTGCCCGAGGAGCGCACCGCCCTGCGGCTGCGCCACCTGCTGTCGAAGCGGCAACCCGCCGCGAACCCTTAACCACGGATGGAGAGAACGGATGCTCGTACTCAGTCGGAAACGGAACGAAGTGATTTGGATCGGCGAGATCGCAGTGACCGTCGTCGAGATTCGCGGCCACGTCGTGCGCCTTGGCATCGACGCCCCGCGACACGTGCCCATCAACCGCGAGGAAATCGCCCTAAAGATTCAGGAGCAAGAGCGTGCTGCATCTCACACGGAAGCCAGGGGAAGCGATTCAGATCGGCCCCTACCTGCTGAAGGTCAAAGCGATCAAAGGCCACGGGACAAGAGTCGAGGTAGCAGTCGCCGCGCCAACGCACGTGCGCGTGCAGCGCGCCGCGCCGCTGCACTTGCAGGCGGCCCACGCACAGCTGAAGGCCGCTAGACATGCCGCAGCCGGATGAGATCGGCCGCCAGGACGAAACGTATTGGGCAGTCGCGATGGTCCGCGACGACGGCTACCGCCTGGCGTGCGGCAACGACTCAGCGGTCGCGCTGTTCTGGAAACGCAGCAAGGCCCAGCAGTTTCGCGACGAGCTGCAGACCGAGTTCGACGAGACCGCTAAACGGCTCGGCCGGCCAATGAACGCCGTCCGCTGCCGCGTGGTCCGCGTGCGGTGCCAGATCACCGCCTACCCCTCAGAAGCCGCGCGGCAACGCGCGAGACAGTGACCACGGACAGGCCAGGGACGGCCGCACGATGGCGACGGAACGCCGGAAACCGATCGACGACCGATCGACTCACGGACGAAACGTCATGGCCGACCGCGAACAGCTCACGCTGCCCCTGCAGCGTGGCGACCAATTGGGATTGCTCCGCGCCCTACCTTTGTCGAGCGCCTACCCGTCCCCTGATGGGAAACGCGTCAGCGGCGCCGCCTGTAAGGCGCTGCTGCGTGCGATCGACGACCGCGCGGGAGTGTCCGGTTGGTGTTTTGTGCCCGTCCCCTGGCTGGCACGGGAGGCCAACGTATCGCTCCGCGTCGCCCGTCGCGCCCTGGCCGTGCTGCGCGATATCGGCCTGCTGATCGACGAGCCGGCACGCGTCGCGAATTCCCCCCGGCTGCGGCTCAAGCTGTGCTGGCCGAACGTCGTCGAGCTGGTCGAGGAGCGTCGGAAGCCGTCCGCAGCGCCGGCCGAGGACTCTTCCGAGCGATCGGCACAGTGCCACAGTGGCACTCTGCAGAGTGCCACCAGAGCACCCCACGGTGCCACCAGAGCAATGCACGGTGCCACAGTGGCACTCTCTTACCCAAGCGCCCCAAGCGCACATCAAGCGCCGCCACCAAACGCGGCGCGAGCAGCTGCCGGCCCGGCGACCATCGACCGGCAGGCGGCGGCGGAGCTGGAGAGCTTGGGCGTGGAGTGGCCGGCGAAGGCCCTCGACACAGCCGCCCGGTTTCATACGCCGGAGCTGATCGCGCAGCTGATCGCGTTCTACCGCGAGCACGCGGCGGCCAGTGGCTGGGGACCGGGCGCGCTGGTCGCTCGACTCAGGAACCCCGCGCAGCTGGTCGATCGAGGATGGCCGCCGGCGAGTGCACGAGCCAGATCGGCGGCCCAGGCGGCGGAATTCGCGACGCGTCAGGCGGCGGCACTGCAGGAGACCCAGCAGCGGCGCCAGCAGGCCGACGACGACGAACGCCGGCTCGAAGCCGAACACGGCGAGGACCTCGACACGATGCCGGCCGAGGCCGTCGAGCAGCTCGCGGCGCGAATCTTCGCACCCGTGTCGCTGCAGCACTGGAAACGCAACCCAAGTAGCCCGGCCCTGCGCAGGCGACTGCTGCGGGCGCTGGCCGGAGACCTTACCCCGTCAATCGAGTTAACCCCCCCGAAAGGCTTCCAACGATGAGCAACCGAATCCGCGAGTGGCGACAATCGAAGGTCGAGGCCCGGCAGCGTGCGGCCGAACAACAGACCGAGCTGCAGGCGCCGCAGCAGCTCACGCCAGGCATCGAGCTGCGCGACGAGTTCCAGTACAGCGACACGCGGACGCTTCGGCGCGGCGACCTGTTCCGCGTCTCAGGTGGCCCCACGCTGCCCGATGGCCGGCAGGTCGGCGATCGCGGGACGTTTCGATTCGACTCCGCATGGTGCCAGGGCAAACGCTGGTACGTGCTCTGCACCGAGGTCGACCGCGACGTGATCGACACCAAGACCGGCCGCGTCGCGATCAACGCAACCAAGGCGCTGTTCGTCGCCGGCGCCCCGTATCCAAACGCGGCGACGCCGATCATCACGATGCGCCCCTACCGGCTGCACCGCATGCTCGACGAGACCGCGCGCAAGGCCGGCCTGCAGGGCATGACGCGTTCCGCAGCGGCGGGGACCCGTGCACCGCGAGCGGCCGCCGGCCAGGCGGTGCACGCATGAGCTGGCCGCGACTCACCGAAACGCTTGGCGGACCGATCGCCCCGAACCGCTGCCAGAGCTGCGGCCGCTGTCACGAGGAGCGCAACGCGCTGGCCCGCTTTCAGGAATGCGACGACCGCGACCAGGGCGAGCAGCTCGTCGTCGTGCTCTGCCGGTTGTGCAGCGAGCGACTGGTCGAGAAGCACCCGCGACTCTATCGGCAGCTGGAGGACGCGCGGCCCTGGCCCGGATGTATGGGCGTCTGTCTCAGCTGCCGACATCGCGAGGGAGTGACGTGCACGTCGCCGGCGTCAGAGTTCAACGGCGGCGCCGGTCACACGTTCGAGCCGAAGCCGCAGCTCGCCCACATCCGCTGCACGCGACGCTACAGCGGCTCGCGCTGGATTTGCATCGGGAAGCGTGTCGAACGCTGCAGCGGCTTCGAGCCGCAGCCCACGGAGGCCAAACCATGCGCCACCGCCTGATCGAGGGACAGCAAGCGCTGCCGATCTTCGAGCTGCCGCCGGTCAAATACTGCCGAGGCAGATGCGGCCACCGGCTGCGCAGTCTGCAGTCGATCGAACGCGGCTACGGCGCCACCTGCTGGCGACATCACCAGCAGAAGGCGAAGGCCCGCAAACAGCGACGCAGGAAGGAGCCGCAGGCATGCGCGAAATAACCGATACAGATCGACGCCACATTCTCGACGCGCTCGGCTTCGAGGTTATGAGCCTGCCCTATTCCGGCGGCCTGTATTACATGCGCCGGCTTCAGCCCGACCGGAGCTGGAACCCGCGCGACGTCGAAGGCCGCCGCTACTCGATCAACCTCGACACCGGCCGCTGGACCTGTTGGGGCGTCGGCACCTGGCACAATTGGGAGGAGCTGCCCGGCGCGAAGTCCGGCGCCGACTTCGATGCACCGCCCGCGGCAGCGCCGCCGGTCGAGGCGTCGCGCCCTGCAGGGGAGGAGCTGCACCCGTTCGTCGAGCGCTGCCGCCGCGTCGGCTTCGAGATCGCGCCCGGCGGCTTGTCGGAGTTCGGCAACGTGCTGGCCCGCTTTCGCGGCGAACGCTTCCTGATCACCACGACTCCGCCGTCAATCGTCGACTGCCGGTTCGATGAACGCCGGCTCGAAGAGTTCGGAGCCGTCCCCCCGGATCCAGCGCCGCCGCCGGCAGCGGCGCCGACGTCGCCGCCGAAACCCCGGCCGACGCTCGCGAGCATCGTGTTCGAAGATCGGCCCGTTTCGACGACCGGCCGCAATCTGCAAACGTCCCTGTTCAATTGAGGAGCCCAAATGTCAGTAGACCCCTACGCCGAGCAACTGCGCGGCATCGTGCACAGTTGGGACCACGCCGCCGACATCGCCCGCCGGCAACGGCGCCACGAGCTGCGGAAGTTCGCCCGGCGCAAGAGCCGCGAGGCCCAGGCCCTGCTGCAGGAGATCGAGCGCCCAGCACCGGCGGCAGCCGAGGGCGAACCCGACGAGCTGCGGCCGGCGACGCCGGCAACCGCACCGGACGCCACGCCGGCGGCCGACCTGCCGCCAGATTGGGCCGGCCGCCTGCGAAAGCGAATTCTGCGCAGCCCGTTCGGCTCGATCGGACTTACGCAGGCGGTCAAGTGTTATCACCGCGTCCCGGCCGAAACGCTGCGCGACGCAGCCGACCGCCACAGCTGGTTCGCGATCGTCCGCGCCAAGCGCGGGCTCGCGATCCGCCTGGCCGACGAAGCGAAGCAAGACCCGCCGCCGCCCGGCTACACACTCAGCACCGACGACGACAACCAACCATGAGCTACCCCGGCGGCAAATCAGGCTGCGGCGTCTACCACCGGCTCGCGCGGGAGATTCCCCCGCACGACGAGCGGATTGTGCCGTTTCTCGGACGCTGCGCCATCATGCGCAACGTGCGGCCGGCCAAGATCAATATCGGCATCGAGATCGACGCCGAGGTCCTCGACCAGTGGAGCGCCGACGAGCTGCAGCGGTTCGACCTGCGGCTTGGCGACGGCGTCGACTTCCTGCTGTGGCGGTTCGCTCTCAATCGCTGGCCCGCGACCGCGACGTCGCTCAGCCCGCTGCAGGCCCTGGCCGCCGTCTACGGCGGCGGTCGACCCGTGCCGTTCATCTTCGCCGACCCGCCCTACCCGGCCGCGACGTGCACGAGCGGCTGCCCGTATCGCGTCGGCTTCAGCGACGAACAGCACGCGACGCTGCTGGCAACGCTGAAACTTGTCCCCGCGCTGGTGATGATCGTCAGCTATCCGAACGAGCTGTATGAGCGCGAGCTTGCCGGCTGGCGGACGTTCAAGTATCGCGCCTTCACGCGTCGAGGAACCCGCACCGAGCAGGCGTGGTGCAACTACCCGGCGCCCCGCGTGCTGCACGACTCGCGGTTCGCCGGCCGCAACCGCCGCGAGCGTGAGAAGCTCGCGCGGCGCGGCCGCAACTGGCGCCGCAACTACATCAAGCACCCGCCGGCGGAGCGTGCCGCCATCCTGGCCGAGCTGGTCGAGGCCGAGCACCAGGCCGGCCGCTTCGCTTCCATGCTGGCCCACGTCTGCACGCGCTGTCTCACGACCAACCCGCCCGACGTCGTCGAGTGCAGCGTGTGCCGCTGCGCGTCGCTGCGGCCCGTGTTGCGCCCCGTGTTCGACGACCCGTGTCTGCAGCCGCAGCCGCTGCAGCCATCCACCCGATCGGCCGCGCCGCCGCGAAAGGCGGCAGCGGCCGCGAAACGAAAGGCCAAGTGAAAGCATGCTGACGCAAACCCCGCTTGTGTCCCGCGAGGCCCTGCAGCGCATCAGACGCGCGCGGCCGGCGACGCTGCTGCGCTGGTTCAACGAACTCAACAACGGCACGCGCCAGGAGCTGCCGGAAGAATTCGGCGACTGCTGCCTGATCGGCCGCACGCATCAGACGATGGATCAGATCGCGCACGAGCTAGGCATGCGCTACATGCGACAACTGAGGGCCGCCCGCCGTGCGTAATATGTCTTTCATGCTGACAACGGCGCAAATCCTCGACCGCTCAAAAACGGTGACGCGCCGGCTCAACTGGCTGCAGCTGAAGGTCGGCGACAAGCTGTGGGCCGTCGATCGCTGTATGGGGCTGAAGAAAGGCCAGCGGCCCGTTCGCCTGGCCGCGATCCGCGTCGTGCACGTCTCGCGCGAGCAGCTGCGGCTATGCACGACGGCCGACGCCGCCCGCGAGGGCTTCCCCCATCTCACCGGCGATCAATTCGTTTCGATGTTCTGCCGCGAAATGAAGTGCCAGCGCCGGCAGCTGGTGACGAGGATCGAGTTCGAATACGTCGATTAAGTACCGGATTCCTGTTCCGGGTGTTCTGAAAACCAAGGGAGACGACGCAAATGTCTGGCGCATTCCAGCTCGTGGGGGCAACTGAGATCGAGACTCGCCTTTACGGAGCGCTTCAATACATCGAAACGCAGCTAGGTTGCGGGGAGGAACAGACCGCACTGTGCGCCTCCGTGAACGACGGCATGCGCGAGTGTCAGCGGCTCCGGATCGAGCTCGAAACGCTCAGTCGACGCATGGTAGAGACTGAGCGGCTGTATTACGGGCAGTTCGATCCCGGCAGGGACTCGCTGGTGCACTTCCTCGAAACGGGAAAGACGGCCCTTGAGAGAGAGAACGCGGCCTTGCGAAAGCGCGTGGCTGAATTGCAGGACCTGCGGCAGCAGCGCGTCATCGAGCCTATGACGCGGTTCAACCCGCACACCGGCGCGTACAACCGCTGAAAGTACCGGAACCTAGCTCCGGGTGTTCTGAAAGGGAGAGCGTGATGCACGGATACACGGACAAGCCTGTTTGCCCGCATTGCGGGCACGAACACCACGACGTGTGGGAGTGGTTCCGATTGGGTCAGGAATGCGCGACGCACGAATGCGACAACTGCGGGAGAGAGTTCGATTGCTCTCAGCACGTCGAGGTCAGCTACTCGACCAGCAAGCCGAGTGCAGCATCGGGACAGAGTTACGAGTCGCTGTTCCCGGATCGCGTGCAATAAGTACCGGACCCTAAATCCGGTACCGCGACGCGTCAGCCGGCGGCGCCACCTCGAGGCGGCGCTCGACGTTTCCGCCGCACGAACCGCCGCAGCACTTCGCCGGCCTGCGCGGCGACCGACTTCCCCGTTGTGCCGACCTGTTCGCGCAGCCACAGCCGATCATCCCGCGAGATCGGCACCAAGATACGGTCGACGCCCGACTTATGCGCCACGGTGAGATTCTCTTGACAGTGAGCAGGTGATTCACCGCATATACGACGATCGCGGTGCACGGATGCAATGCACGTTCCGGCGGCTAGGATGCCGCGCAGGGCCGAGGGCTTTTCTCACCAAAAGCCCGACCCGAAAACGGGCGTGTCCCTTCATCTTCGCACGTCCCCGAATCGCTGAAAACGCCGGTTTTCAGCGTCCCCCGCCTGCCAGTTCCCCCGGCCGGAGAGTGCGCGCATGCAGTGGCTCAAGTCCCCCTGGATCGCGGTCGCGCTGACAATCGTCAGCTTCCTGCTGGGCGTCGGCGACGTCCCCTTCAATGATGCCGCGACGTTCGTCGCCTGGCTGCAGGCGCACGGCGTGCAGGTGGGGAGCTTCGGCGCCATCGGTTATCTCGCCTGGCTGATCGTCAGCCGCGCCCGCGACTACATCGACGCGGACGTCATCAAACGGGCGCTGGAGAGCGGCAAGGCCCATATCGCGGACCTTGTGAAAGGCGTCGAGGCCACCGGCGACGAGTCAGCCGTTCGAAGGCTGAAAACCGTCGCCGCCGACGCAGCGTGGACCACGCTTTACCACGGCTGCGACAACGACCCGGAAGTGACCGAGGCGCTCAACAAGGCGCACGCGCTCTACCGGTCGAAGCGCGTCACCATCCCGACCACCGCCACCCCCGCCCCGCTCAAACGTGCAGCCTAACACCGAACCGCATCCGCTCGTCGTCCTGGCGGCTTGCGTGGCGTTCGCAGTGTTCGCCCGAGGCTGCAGCGTCGAGAAACCCGCCCCGGGACCCGAGACAGGCCTGCCGGCCAGTTTCGGCGCCTATCAGCAGCTGATGGGCAAAGCCTACGCCGAGGCGGCCGACCAGCTGGAGGCCGGGACGCTCACCAGCGACCGCGCCGCCCACGACTTCATCGAGCAGCGGGCGAAGCTGGCCCGCGACGCCGCTTTTCAACCCGTTTACGACCGCGAGCAAGCGGAGCTGGGCAACCGCCAGTGGACCGCCGCGAAGAATGCGGCGCTGTGGCGCCAGTTCTCCGCGGAGTGCCAGTGATGCCCCCCAGCCCGACCCCGCACCCGCTGTTTCCCGGCAACTACCCGCTGCACCTGGAGCGGCGCGACCTGCTGCAGGCGACGGCCCGGCCGTTCATCAACGCCGTTCGCGGCAACTTCTCCGCCCCGCGCGTGCTCAGCTGCCGCGACTGGTGGCGCACCGAGAACCAAGGCCCGGTCGGACGCTGCGCCGGCATGGGATCCAGCAGCTGCGGCGAGTGGCTGTATCGAGCGGCGACCGGCAAGCTCATCCACTTCAACGGCCACTACAGCTACATCAAGGCTCAGAAGTACACGCCGACCCTCTACGGCCGCGACGGCGGGTCGACCATCCATTCCAACGTCGAGGCCGCGAAGAATTCCGGCTTCTGCCCCGAGGACTGGAACGGCGACGGCCAGGTCGACTACCCGCTCCCGCCGCGCTATACGACGCACATCCCCGAGGGCGCCGACGAGCAGGCCGCCAAGTTCAAGGCGCAGGGGCATTCTTGGCTGAAGTCCCTCGACGAGTGGGACGCGTTTCTCAAGAGCGGCCAGGGACCGATTCTGGTCGGCGCCGAGTGGGGCAATTGGGGACCGGACGCGCAAGGCTGCTGCGATCGCTTCGCCGGCGGCGGAGGTGGCCACGCGTGGTTTGTCTGCGGCTGGAACGACGACCTGTTCGGCGGCAGCTACGAAATGGTCAACTCGCACGGCGTGCGCTGGGGCCTCAACGGCTTTGCGTATCTCACGAAACGATTTGTGTCGCAGATGCTGCAACGCAGCTTCACCGCCGCTGTCGGCTTGTCGGATTTGACGACGCCGGAACCCCGCGCGGTTGACTGGTCAACGGAGCGCTACTTGTGAACCGATCCAACCGAGACGCCGGCGGCGAGTCACTCGTGCGCACCTACTTTGGCTGCGCCGTGCTGCTGCTGCTGTACGCCGCAACGGCCATCCTGCTGCACGGCTGCCGGACGCTTCCCAAGCTCAGCGCGGCGGAGCTGCGATACGACGCGGCGATCGCCCAGGCCGGCCAGGAGAAGCGAGAACCGCGACCCGCGCCGCTTCCCCCGGCGGCGCCGCCGCCGCTGGTCCTGTTTTTCACGTCGCCGAGCTGCGGCCCGTGCCGGCCGGCGGCTCAGCTGCTGCCGGAGATCGAGGCCAAAGGCTGGAAAACCGAAACGGTCAGCTTTGCCGATCAGCCGGAGCGATTCGCAGAGTGGGGAGTCGATGCCGTGCCGACGTTCATCGCGCTGCGGCGCGGTGCCGAGTGCGGCCGCGTGACCAGCCCGTACCGCGCCGACGTCTACCGCATGCTGCGCGGCGCGAACAACGTCCAACCCAAGGAGGCCGCCCCATGAATTGGCTACGCATTGCAATCGGCGCAATCACGCTGGTCCGTCAGCTGCGGAACCTATGGCCGAAGAAGCCCGCCGGCAACGAACCCGGATCCAAGCCGCCGCGTCCCCTGTAACGATGCCACCTCGATCGACCATCACCAGCCGCCGCAAAACGCGGCGATCGATCGAGCGCGAGCGGAAAGCCCGCGCCATACTGGAGCTGGCCGACTGGTGGCGAGAACGGACGCCCCCACTCGCAACGCACTCAGGGAGGGAAACGCGATGATTCGCAACACGCTGGAGGCCGGCAGCACGGTCTATTTCCTCGACGACCGCAACTTCCTGCGGCGCGGCGAGCTGCTCAGCATCGCCGGCGCTGCCGCCGGCATCAAAAGCGCCTTGACGATTCTCAGCGTCCCGGCCGTGCGCTGCTTCGAACACGAGGCCGACGCGCTGCGGAAGCGGGTCGAGATTCTGACCGGCGATATCACCGCGCGGCAGCAGGCCCTGGCCGAGACGTTCAAGCGACTGGCGGAGCTGTCCGAGCCGCTCGAGATCGAGCTGGACGGCGACACCTGCTGTTCGCCGTGCCTCTGCAACTGCAGCGGCGCGCCGTGCTGCCAGTCATAACGCGAAAGCGTGAAACACGGTTTCACAATCCAACCGGCAAGGACGCCGACCAATGCCACGCTCACCGCGACAGCAGTCGCTGCCGCTCACCGCTGCCGCTTCCCCGGATCCGGCGCCGCCGTCGCCGGCGGCGCTGGCCACCGGCCCCGTCTATCCGCCGCAGCTGCGGTTTGAAACAGGGCTCGGCAGCTCCCCCGAGCTGCAGAGCTGCAGCGACCTGGCCGAGGCCCTCGACCGGATCGGACAGATCGACGCCCGCCGCAAGGCCATCGAGTCGATCGAGGAAGCCGAGCTGGCCAAGATCACCCGCGACGCCGCCCACGCCCGCCACGTCGAGGTCGACGGCTTCCTGCTCACGCATGAGGAATACCGCAGCCGGCTGATCGAGGCCGTTAAACGGTTCGTGCCCGAGCACAAGGCCGAGGTTTTCACCGGCGACACACAGACCGCGAAATTCGCCGGCGGCACCGTCAGCTGGAAACGCATCAACACCGCTGTCCGCCTGGCGGAGGAAGTTCGCGGCGCCGACATCGCCGACCGCCTGGCGACCCGCAAGAAACTGAAGGCAGCCGTCGACGCCGTGCTCAAAAAGCTCGGACTCGACGGATGGCTGCGCGTCGAGATCGTCCTCGACCTGGCCGGCATCCAGCAGCGATTCAAGGACGGCCAGCTGAAGGCCAAGCAGCTGCCGGCCGGCCTGATCGTCACCCCGGAACGCGACGAGGTCAGCGTCAAGCCGCTGCCGCAGCCGGAGCGGTCCGACGTCGCCGCGTGACACCACAGCGAGGCAGACAGTGAAGGCCGAACTACTCCGCACACTACGAACGATTTGGGCCGCGACGATCGAGTTTTTCGGGCTGGTCCTTCGGAGCCTCATCGGCTGGACCGCCCTACCCAGGCCCGGACGGCTGCCCCCCGTCCAACTTTTAGGAGTGCTGCACATGCTGGCGAGTTACAGGCAGGCGCTGAAGCCGATCCCGGATGTCCCGGGCGCGGCGCGAGTCGCGACCCAGCGATACCGGATTCGCCACGGCGAAACGGCGGAGCTGAAGGAGCTGGCGGTCGGCGAGACGTTCGTCGACTTCACCGTGCCCCTCGACACCGATTGCCAGGTCGCACTGTGCTACGCCGACGCGGCCGGCAACGAAGGCCCGGAAGTGACGTTTGATTTCCGGTCGCCGCCGGCGACGCCCGACCCGCTTCCGACGCCCGAGCCGCTCGACGCGCCGCAGTTCATGGGAACGGTTGAGTAACCACAGCGGCGCCGCCGGCCACGGCGTCGAGGTACCACGATTGACCAGGCCGCCGGCGACTTCGCCGGCGGCCGTTTGATTCTCAGCGGTCCAACTATGCACGCCCAACTCTACGCCCTCATTCAGCAGCTCGCAGCGACCGCTTACGCCGCCGGCGACGATGCGGCCGTATGCGCGACGCTCAACACCCCGAGCAACCGCCACGTCGACACCACGCTGCGCACCGGCCGGTGGGTGATCGTCACATTCGGCAGCCAGTCCGCCGCTCTCATTCTCGGAACGATCAAAGCTGCCAGCGCCGCCAACCCGATCGTCGAGGCCGGCTATCTGTCGCTGATGAGTGACGGTCTCGACTTGTCGCACGAAATCACCCAAGAGCTAATCGACCACCTGGCAACGGCCGCCAGATGGCCGACCGAGCTGCGCGACGCGCTGAAATCGAAAGGCGTCTGGTTTACTTCCCCGGCCGGCGACGCATTCGGCCGCGAGGTCACAACCGACGACGTCGCCCAGGCGCGCCGCTGGCACACACTCACCCGACGAGCTGCAGACGCGTACAACGCCACGGTCGCCGCGATCGACGCGAACGCCGTTGTCGCCTGGCCGGAAGCGGTCGCCGTGTTCGAAGCGACGGAGTAATCACACATGGCGATGACCGGGCATCATGCCCCGCTGATCGGTCCCAATCTTGCCGATAATCGTCGGCACGGGCTGAACTCCGCGGACGTTCACATTCTCAATGGATCAACGCATAAGCTGGCGTGGATCGGGAATGTCGTTTGGCCTGGAGGTGCAACGAAGTCAATCCGAAAGATCATGCTTCGCACTGGCGGAAGCATATCAATTAACTCGGCGTCGCAGGTTCGCATATCGCTTCAGAATCTTCGCAACTCGGGAGGGGAGAGAGCGCAGCCGGACGGAAGCGTTGACCAATCAGTAACGCTCGCCGGTTCTGCCTTCAGTAGTAACGCGAACATTCTAACCGGGGCACTCGACTCTGATCGCAGCATGACGTGGGGAGACGACCCCATTTGCGTTGTCGCTGAATACACGACGTTCAATAGCGGCGACACTATCCGTTTCCAGCATTACTCCCGATGGAACGGTGACAACACGGGCGGATATCTGCCCACGATGAGTTTTTACAACGGGTCGGCCTGGGACCACAAAGACACTTCCTTCGTCCCGAACATCGCTTTCGAGGCGTCAGACGGAACGATCGGCGGTTTTCTCGGTTGCCCGATGGCTTCGGCGATCACGCATGACGTCTCTTTCACGACTGCCGAAATCGCGCAGAAGTTTCAAGTCGCCGAGCCTTGCACGTTCGGCGGGGCAAGAGGTTTTATCGGAACGGCGGTTGACGGCCGCGACATTACCGTGCGGCTGTACAACGCCGCGAATACGGTGCTTTCGTCAACGGTTTTGCGGGGAGCGTGGACGATCTACGGCGGCAGTTTGCATTGGGATTTCGCAATGCCGCTGTACGACCTGACGCCCGGAACCGACTACTGGCTTGCCATGCATGGCACCGGATCGGGCGCGAGCGGGACGAAATGGTACGCGCGCATTGACGTTCCCACTTCAGCCTACGTCGGACTGTGGGGACTCGGCAGCGGCGCATGCTTATCGAGTCGCGCGACAGCCGGCAGCGGAGCATGGACCGACGACACGGATAGCCTGGTGGCGCTAACTCCGTGGTTTCCGAAGTTTAGCGACGGTAGCGGCACTGCTGGTCGTCGCAAGCGCAACGCGCTCAATGGAGGGATGGCGGGATGAAACGCAAGACCAAGGCCGGCATCACCAGCTACATGCTTCCGGTGCGAGCGTTCAAAGCGAGCGACGGCGCGCCGTTCACGGGACTGGTTTACAACACGGCCAGTCTCGTCGCGATGTATCGTCGCGAGGGTCAGTCGTCGTGGACGTCGATCACGCTCGTCACAGCCACCGCCGGAACATTCACCAGCGGCGGGTTCTGCGCGGCAAGTGGCGGACCGACCAACGCCTACGAGCTGCACGTGCCAAACGCCGCCGTCGCGAGCGGCGCGAAGTTCGTCGAGATCGAGCTGTACGGCGCAACCGACCTTGACCCCATCTCGATCGAGATCGAGCTGGACGCGGTCGATTACCAGGACGCCGCCGGCTTCGGCCTGTCGCGCGTCGATCAGAACATCGGGTCGCGCAGCAGTCACAGCGCGGCCAACGCCGCGACGGCCGTCCGCAGCGAGCTGGCGACCGAGCTGGCCCGCATCGACGCCGCGATCACATCCCGAAGCAGCCACAGCGCTGCCAACGCCGCAACGGCCGTGCGCAGCGAGCTGGCGACCGAGCTGGCCCGGATCGACGCGGCCATCACGTCGCGAGCGGCCCCAGGGGCGCAAATGACGCTCACCGCCGGCCAGGTGACGACGATCGTCGCCGCGATCGAAGCGGAGATTGCCGACGACAACACCGGCGCCGCGATCAAGCAAGCCATCGTCGACAAGCTGCTCGAAAACCTCCCCGATATCGACGACCTGACGCTGTCGGCGATCGCCACCGCCGCCCGCGACGCCGTGCTCAATCGCGTCCTGGCCGGCAATCACGACGGCGCCGGAACGCTCGGCAAAATCCTGCAGTCGATCACTGAGGCCCGCCTGGCGGAGCTGGACGCCGCCAACCTGCCGGCTGCAGCCGATACCGCCGCGAGCGATGCGACGGCCGCCAAGACGGCCGCACAGTCGGCGAAGGGAGTCACCGACAAGCTCGACACCATGCTGGAGCCGGACGGCAGCGACTACCGGCTCACAGCGGAGGCCCTGGCCGAGGCCCCCGCCGGCGGCGGAGGCGGCAGTGGCCCCGTCACGTTTGAATGCGTGCCGTCCGTCGTCAGCGGCGGCAACGTCGAGAGCGGCGATATCACCGCGTACACATCCGCGAAGGATACGCGCTCGATCATCCTTGTGGACGACAACGGCGACCCGATCGACCTGTCGGCCGAGGATCTGCTGTTCGTCGTCGAGCAGGTCGAGGGCGCCGCCGACGTGTTCGTCAAAACCACCGCCGATGACGGCGGGATCGAGATCACCGGCGAGGACGACAACGTCGCCACGATCAGCTACGAGGCCGCCGACGTCGAGGAGGCCGGAGAGTTCATCTATTCGCTGCGCCGTGCCGGCACCGACGAGGGGAAGGTGTTCGCCGAAGGCGCGTGGATCGTCAAACGTGCTGCGCTCAAGGATGAGGACGCATGAACGCGAAGAGGGCCGAGCTGTGGATCAGCGCCGCGAGCGTCGCAGTGACCGTCATCGTGTCCGCGTGGGGCTTCACCACCGACCTGCGCGTCTCGATTGCCGTCCTCGAAACCCGCACCGCCAGCATCGAACAGACACAACGCGAGCTGCGAGATGAGTTCCGCGAGCTGCGCGGCCGCGACGCACACCGCGTCGCAAAACCCTTCACCACCGCCGAGCACCCACCGCCGCCCCCATGAACGCCGACCGATTCGCCGCCCCTGCCTGGCTGCCCGACGACGTCAGGATCAAACACGCGGAGCTGGTCGAGTCGATCCGCGCGAAGCAACTGGAGCCGAACCCCGCGCAGCTGGTGCTGCTGGCCCAGGCTCAGGCCCAATACGACCGCGTCACCAAGTTTCTAAACGAGAACGGCCAGGTCCTCGAAATCCGCAACGACAAGGGAGAGCTGAAGGCCAACATCATCGCCCCGGAAGTGCAGCTGCAATTAAAGCTGATCGACAAAATACGGAGTCTGCTCAAGGACGTCGGACTCGATGGCACGGAAGCCCAGGAAGAAACCGAAGCAGCGCCCCGCGTCCAAACGCGGCGGTCGACCGACGCGTCGGAAGGCGGCGCCGGCCGAGAACCGCCGCCGGCGGAAGTCCCGGCGGGAGTCGCCCGACTGCGCGCCCGCCTGGCTCAAATCGCTCCCACCGCTCGCCCACGGTGACGCGACGTTTCTCACCAGCCTGGCCGCCCGCAAACGCGGCGGCGTGCCCGAGCTGGAGGAGCTGGCCGACTTGGCACAGACGCCGGAGGAGCTGGCCCAGCTAGGCCTGCTGCTCGATCGACTGTCGCCGCCCGCGGCGGCGCCGCCGGCGGACGCGGCAGCGGATCCGCAGCTGCTCGCGGAGGCCGAGCGCCTGCTCAAGGCCGACGCCGGCCAGCGGCACCGCGAGCGATCGCGGCGCCGGCAAAAGGAGATCAGCGAAGCGAACCGCGATATCGCTCCGCTGCCCGAGGTCGCCGACCAGCTGCGGCGCGACGAGTGCCGCTTCAGCCTGCGGCGCTTCTGCGAGGTCTATCTCCCGCAATCCTTCCCGCTGGCATGGTCCGCCGACCACCTGAAGGTCATCGCGAAGATCGAGAACGCCGTGCTCAAGGGGGGACTGTTCGCCCTGGCGATGCCGCGCGGCTCAGGCAAATCGACGCTGTGCGAAGCGGCCATCATTTGGGCCGCGATCTACGGCCATTCCCACTACGTGTTCCTGATCCACGCGAACGACATCAAGGCGAAGGAGTCGCTCGAATCGGTCCAAACCGAGCTCGAAACCAACGATCTGCTGTTGGCCGACTTCCCCGAGGTCTGCTACCCGATTGCCCGCCTGGAGCGGATCGCGCAGCGTGCGAAAGGCCAGCACATCAACGGCGAACCGACCGCGATGGTCTGGAAAGGCACGCGGCTGGTCCTGCCGACCGTCGCCGGCAGTCCGTCGAGCGGCTGCATCATCGGCGCCGCCGGCATTCTGACGGCCGTCCGAGGCGCGAAGTATCGCACGCGCGGCGGCCGCATCCGCCGGCCGTCGCTGGTCATCATCGACGACCCGCAAACCGACGAGAGCGCCGGCAGCGTCGAGCAATGCGACAAGCGCGAGGAGATCGTCGCCGCCGGCGTGCTCGGCATGGCCGGCCCGGGCGAGAAGATCGCGGCCGTCATGCCGTGCACCGTCATCAAACGCGGCGACCTGGCCGACCGCGTCCTCGACACCGAGAAGAACGCAATCTGGCGCGGCGAACGCTGCAGCATGCTGCTGAGTTTCCCCGACCGCATGGACCTGTGGGAACACTGGTGGGAGATCGTCCGCAACGCGATGAAGGGGGGCGAGATCGACCCCGACAGCGACGACCCCTGCCGCCGTGCGACGAAGTACATCCGCGACAACTTCGAGGCGATGCACGCCGGCGCCGCCGTGTCCTGGCCGGAGCGGAAGCGACCGTGGGAGGTCTCCGCCCTGCATCACGCCATGGGGCTGTTCTTCCAGAACGAAACCGCCTTCTGGTCCGAGTATCAGAACCAACCCAAGGACCCCGGCGCGAGCGACGACGTCTTTCTCGGAGCGGATGAGCTGGCGGTCAAGCTGTCCGGCTACGCCCGCCTGGCGATGCCCCGCGAGGTTCAGTGGCTCACCGCTTTCGCCGACGTGCACGCCCGCCTGATCTACTGGACGGTTTGCGCGTGGGAGCGGAATTTTACCGGCTACGTGATCGACTATGGCACGTTCCCCGAACAGGGCCGCGACGTGTTCTATCACGATCGCGCCAAACCGACGCTGCTGCAGCAGTTCAAAGGCCAGGGACAGGAGGGCGCGATTTATTCCGGCCTGAAAGCCACCGCCGACGAGCTGCTCGGACGCAGCTACCAGCGCGACGACGGCGTGCAGATGGCCGTCAACCTGATGCTGATCGACGCCGGCTATCAGGCGACGACCGTGCGGCGGTTTATCCGCGAGTCGCAGCACGCGTCGCGCATGCGCCCGAGCTTCGGCAAGGCGATCGGTTGTAACGAAGTCCCCATCAGTCAGTACCGCGTGCGGCCCGGCGAGTTCATCGGCGACGAGTGGCTGATCGGCGTCCCCACGAAGAAAACCGCCAGCGGCGTCGCCCACGTCACGTTCGACGCGAACCACTGGAAAACCTTCACCCACCGCCGGCTGTCGGCCGTGCGCGGCGACGCCGGCGCGCTGTGCCTATGGGGCAAAGATGGGAGCCGCACGCGGCACGACTTCTACGCCCGCCACCTGGCGGCGGAGTTTTCCCGCTCCGTCAGCGGTCGCCGGAAAATCGCGGAATGGTCGATGCGTCCCGGCGAGTCACAAAACCACTGGCTCGACTCGACAGTCGGCTGCACGGTGGCCGCTTCAATCTGCGGCGCACGCGTCGGAGGGCAGACGCTGGCGCCGCGTAAACGCAAAACCCGACAAGCCCGCTATCTCTCAATCTGAGGAGCCACATGAGCAAGCGCAGCAACCGAGGCCGGCCGGCCGGCAGCACCACAGCCCAGGTCGATACCGTTCCGGTCGAGGCGTCCCGCTGCCGCGCGTGCGGCAGCACCGAGCGCACGAAGTACATCAACCGCCGCGAGCACGAGATCGAAGGCGAGCACAACGGCCAGCCATACAACCTTGTCGTGTGGCGCCGCTGCACCTGCACCGCCTGCGGCCAGGCCCGCGACGACCGAACCTACGAATACGCGCCGCCGGCGAAGGCGGCGAAGGCCCGCCGCGCGGCCTGATCGCGCCTGCCGCTCGATCAACCATCAACCATCAACCATCGACCCCGAACCATGCCCGACAACCGCGCAGCCATCGCCCGTATCGAGGCCATTCTCAACAGCGGCGCCAAGCGTGCCGTGATCGACGGCCAGAGCGTCGAGGTCGATCACGACCAGCTCCGCCGCCGGCTTCGAGAGCTGAAGGCCGAGGACACCAGCAACCCCGAAACACGCCCCCGGCTCAGGTCGATCGACTTGAGCAACGCGTGGTGATCACCACGGCTCGCAGACACCCCCAACAGGCCGCCCGCCATGTTCCCCGTTTTTGCAGCAAACAAGGCCCGCACCGATCGCCAGCTCGGCTATGACGCCGTCGACGAACGCGGCCGCCGGCGGCCGATCGTCGTCGAGTCCCGGCGAGAGGAAGAGATCCTCGACCAGAATCGCCGGTCGAAGCTCAACAGCGGTTCGCGCGACCTGCGGCGCAACTTCGAGGTCGCCGCGTGGATGATCCGCAAGCACCTTGATTTTGTGTCCCGCTTCCGCTTCCAGTCCCGCACCCCGGACAAGGGATTCAACAAGGAGCTGGAGGCGTTCGTCGAGCTGGTCAGCAAGCGCAGCGCGTTCGAGATCACCGGCCGGCACTCGCGCGAGCGTGCCGTTCGCATGATGGAAGCGCACCGCACCGTCGACGGCGACATCCTGGCCGTAAAGCTCAATGACGGCCGCGTGCAGCTGGTCGAGGGGGACCGCATCCGGGACCCCATGGGAGCCGTCCCCGTTCAGAACGGCACACGCTGGGCCGGCGGCGTTCGGCTCAATGCCCAGGACGCGGCCGTCAGCTACGGCGTGCACCGCCGGAAGATCGGCGGCGGCTTTGAGTGGGAACGCGAGGTCGCGGCCCGCAACGCGTGGCTGCACGGCTATTTCGACCGCATCGACCAGTGCCGAGGCGTCTCACCCTTCAGCGCGTCGCTGGCCCGGCTGACGCACGTCTACGAGGGCCTGGAGTACGCCCACGCGAAAGCGAAGGTGCAGCAGCTGCTCGGGCTGCTGTTCCTGCGCGAGTATTCCCCCGGCGACGTCGGAGCGATCGGCACGACCACCGCGACGTCGGCAGACGGCGAGGAGGCCAGCGACGACGACACCGACGCCCCGCGTTACAAGGTCGATTTAGGGCGCGGCATCTGGTCGCTCGAAATGGAGCCAGGCGACAAGGCCGAAGTGCTGGAGACCAAACACCCGTCGAACGAGTTCCAGAGCTACACCACGCTGGCGATGGCGATCGCGCTCAAATCGCTCGACATCCCCTTCAGTTTCTTCGACGAGTCACACACGAACTTTCACGGCTCGCTTCGAGCGCTGCATCTCTACATCCGTTCGGCGAAATCGAAGCAGGAAGATAATCAGGAGCTGCAGAGCGAGTGGGTCGAGTGGCGCGTGGCCGTCGCGATCCGCAGCGGCGACCTGCAGCTGCCGAGCGGCTGGACGATCGACGACCTGCAATGTCAGTTCATCCCGGACGGCATCCCGTGGTGGGACAAGGCGAAGGAGCTGCGCGGCGACCTGATCGCGATCGGCGCCGGCCTCGACAACCCGCAACGGTCCTGCCTGGAGCGCGGCGTCGACTTCGAGGAGAACATCGACCGCATTGCGGAGGCGCTCGCCTACGCACGCGAGAAACTGGAAGTGCCATTCGGCATGCGATTGAGCTTCGACGCTCCGCCCCCCGAACCCGTCACTGTGGAAACCACCGAGCAATGACCAACCCGAACGACGCGCTGCGGCTCATCCGCCGGCAGATTGCGGAGCTGCCGGCCTACGAACGCCACTTGGCGACCGAGGCCGAGAACACGATCCGCGAGATCGTCGAGCATGCCGGACCGGCCGGCCGGCTCGCGCTCGCGGCCATCGGCGCGGAGCTGCAGGCCGAGCGGCTGCGCCAGACGGCGATCGCCGGCCCGAATTAAATGCCAAAGTGATTTTCCCGCGCTGACGGCAGCGGCGGGGCGCCGATAGCGTCCCGCCTTCCATGCCCGCCGTCTCCCCACCGCCGCTCGCCGAGAAGATTCCCGACGCCGCCATGCGCCTGCAGGCCGGCCCGGTGCAGCTGCTGAAAGCCGACAAGGCCGACAGCAAGCAGCCCCGCCGCTTTCAGCTGCTCGCGCGGACCGTCGAGCCAATCCTCGACTGGTATTGGGGTGCGCTGGTCCACGACTTCGAGGGGATGCAGGTCGCCGACCGCATCTTTGTCGATTACTGCCACGACGCGGCCGAGGTTCTCGGCTTCGGGGACAAGTTCAAGGTCGACGCTGAGGGGCTGCACATCGAAGGCCAGCTCACGCCGTTCACGGCGGAGGATCGCGCCAGCGAAGTGCAGCACAAAGCCGACGCCGGAGTTCCCTACCAGGCGTCGATCGACTTCCGAGGCCCGACCGAGTTCGAGTGGCTGTCCGAGGGCAGCTACACGCAGGTCAACGGCCAACGGGTCGATGGCCCCGCTTACATCGCTCGAAAGTGGACGCTGCGCGGCGTCGCTATCTGTCCGCTCGGATGGGACGGATACACCGAAGCCCAGCTCGGCCGGCCGGCCACCGAATCAACTTGCACCGTTTTCAGTAAGGACGAATCAATGCCCGCGCCCACCGCTTCCGCAAAGACCGCCACCGCTCCGGCCACCGCCCCCGCAGGGAACACGCCGGCGACCGCTCCCGCCGGCGACGCTCAGCTGTCCCAGGGCGCGACGACGTCGGACGCGACGCCGGCAGCCGCACCCGCCGCCGCCGCCAACGGCGACGCTGCCGCGGCGACGCCGGCAACGGCGGCGGCACCAGGTTCGGCCACGCTGACGCCGACCGACGCCGTCAAGCAGCTGCAGCAGTTCGTCGCCGACTTCGGCGCCGAGAACGGCGGCAAGTGGTTCGGCGAAGGCAAGAGCCACGCCGAGGCCCTGCAGCTGCACAGCGCCAGCCTGGCCGCGCAGCTGAAGGCCGCGAACGAAGCGAACGCCCAGCTCACGCAGAAGCTGGCCGCGTCGCAGATGGGTGAAGCGGCCCCGCTCAGCGGCGGCGGCGAAGCCCCGGCCGTCTCACCGGAAGCGCTCAAGCTGCAGCAGAATCTCGGCCACAACCTGGCGAAGGTCGCCGCCGCGATCAAGCTCCCGACCGCCAAGTAAACCGCCCCACGTCCCCTCGACACACTGCGGCCGCCCGCCGCTCCCCGTTCACCGCTCCACACTGAAGGCACCGAATCATGGCGACTTACCCCACGCTGCTCGACATCGCGAAGGCCAACGGCAGCGACGCCGTCGTCGGACTGATCGAAGAGGCCACGAAGGCGAACCCGGAAATCACCGGCGTGCACGCCGGCAAGGCCATTGCCGGCGTCGGCGCCGCCCGCTCGATCAAAGGCACCAGCTACAAGACGCTGGTCCGCACCGGTCTGCCCACGGTCGGCTTCCGCAACGCGAACGAAGGCGCGGTGCAGGGCAAGAGCGCGTTCGAGAACCGGCGCGTCGAGTGCTTCATTATGAACCCCCGGTGGAACGCCGATAAGGCGGTCGCCGACGCGCACGAGGACGGCCCGGAATCCTACATCGCGCTGGAAGGCGCCGGCATGGTCGAGGCCGCCATGCAGGCACTCGGCACGCAGTTCTATTACGGCGCCACCAGCCCCGGCGACGCGAAAGGCCACCCGGGTCTCATCAACGCTTACGACTCGACCAACATGGTTGTGGACGCCGGCGGCACGACCGCGAGCACGGGATCGAGCTTGTGGGCGGTCAAGTTCGGCCCCAAGGACGTGCAGTGGGTCTATGGCGCCAACGGGTCGCTCAAGCTCAGCGACGTCGAGCTGCGCGACGTCCTCGACGGCAGCAGCAACGCGTATACCGCCTACGTGCAGGAGCTGCTCGCGTGGGTCGGCGTTCAGGTCGGCTCGATTTACAGCGTCGGCCGCATCAAGAAGCTCACCGAGGACAGCGGTAAGGGATTGACCGACGCCCGGATTTACGACCTGCTCGCGAAGTTCCCCACCGGCAAGCGGCCCGACGTGCTGTTCTGCACCCGCCGGTCGCTGGCCCAGCTCCGCGCGAGCCGCACCGCCACGAACCCGACCGGCTCACCGGCCCCGACGCCGACCGAGGTCGATGGCATCCCCATCGTCCCGACTGACGCGATTCTCAACACCGAAGCGCTCACCCTGTAATCCGGCGAGCGTCCGGCGTCTGCAGTCACCACCCGCAATCACCACAGGCCCCACGGTTCAAACCATGAAATCCAAGATTCCGCACCGCCGCCCGCTGATCGTCGCCGCCCTGGCGATCGCCGCCGTCTGTATGTTCGCGCTGCCCGCCCTGGCCCGCGTCGCCGCCCCGCTGCCGGCGGACGGCCCGGCGTTCCAGCAGGCCGACGAGTCGCCGCGCGTCGAGGCCCTGGCCGACGTCACGCTGATGACCGTCGCCCCGCTGATGCTCTTCGGCATGGCCGTCTCCGCCTATCAGCGGATCGACAACCAACTGAAGGTCACCAAGGCGCTGCCGTCTGGAGCGTCCGCGATCAACACGGACGGCATCAACCTGGCACAAACGACCAACGGCCACCTGTTGGCCGACTGCCAGCTGAAGATCGAGGCCCCCGCGCTGACGACCGGCATGTTGGGCGACGCCGCGACGATGAAGTACGACGTCGAATGCGACGACAACAGCTCATTCAGCTCCGCCCGCGTGATCGGCAAGGAAGTGGTCGTGCAGACCGGAGCCGGCGGCGCCGGCGCTTCGGCCGCCACGAAGTATTTCCGCCTGCCCAGCGACTGCGAGCAATACGTCCGCGTCAAGGGGACGAAGAGCGCGGCCGGCGACGCGTCGAGCCTCTCCGTCACCGTCTCGCTGGCGTTCTAACCCGGAAACAAACCGGCCGGCGTGCGGTTGACGGGCGCCGCGCCCCCCAGGTGCCGTCCCCCGCCGGCGGGTTTGTGTCATGTCGAGTCCCTTCGAGTTCGGCGTCGGTGCTTTGCTCGGATCGCTGCACGCGATCGCAGCAGGCCCCGCCGTCTATCGCGGGACGCGCAACGACGTCGCGAAGTCGCTGGAGATCAACGTCGCGTGGGGTGAAACCGACGCAATCGAGTTCACCGAGAACGCCGGCGGCCTGCGCATCGAGCGCCGCGACGCGATCATCCGCGACTGGTCGCCGCTGACGAAGCGGTTCGGCCAGCCGCAGCCAGGCGACACGATCGAGCAGGACGGGCTGACGTTCGAGGTTATGCCCATGGGCGACGAGCCGTGCTACCGCTGGAGCGGCAAGCGGCACGCCCTGCGGATTCACACGAAGCTGGTCGAGGAATAGCCCGCCCATGGCAGCCAACAAGATCGAGGGCGACCTGCAGGTGAGCGGCAGCGTGTCCGCCGGCGGCGGCTTCACCGGCCTCTCGCGCTCGAATCTGGTCACGCAGACGCTGGTCCCCTACGCCATCCCGGCGACCGACTGGCGAACACACGACGCGCTCGGCGCCCTGCTGCCGACGACGCCGGCGGCCGACGACTTGGGCATCTACGGCGTCGGCACCGTGGGGACCGTCTGGCCGTACATCTGGAGCGGCGACGTCAAAACGCTCAATTCGACCCGCTTCGCGAGCACGCTGTTCAAGCTGCCGGCCGAATACGTCGCCGGCCAGGCGGCCCGCGTGCGACTCCGCGCCGGCATGCGCACCAACCCGGCCAGCTCCGCGTGCACGCTGACCGTCGCCGTCTATCGCCACAACGGCGACGGCGCCGTCAGCGGCTCGAACCTGTACGCCGGCAGCGCGATCGACATTAACACGGTCGGCATTTCCGACCGCGACTTCGACCTGTCGGCCGGCCTGCTCAGTCCGGGCGACGAGCTGTTTATCCGCGCGGCGATCGCCTTCAACGACGCGGCCACCGCGACGGAGGTCGCCGCACTCATCACCCAAACCAAGCTGCTGCTCTCGATCCGCTGACGTGTCCGCCCCCACCATCGAACTACGCACCGCGCTACTCAATGCGATCGTCGCGAAACGCGACGGCGCCGGATACGTCGCGCTCAATGAGTTCGACGCGATCGAGTCGCAGCTGCCCAGCGTGTCGCTGCCGGAGCTGCGCGAGCGTGCCCGCGTGACCGTCGTCGGCATGGCCGGAGATCAGGAGCGATTGAGCCGAGGCGGCTTCTACGAGATCAGCCAGCCGGTGCACGTCCTGCTGCAGCGCTCCGTCAAACCGACCGACAAGGCGGGCATCGACGCACTGATTCAGCTGCTCGACGAGCTGAAGAAAACCGCCCGGGACCTGGCCGGCTACCGCTGGCAGCGCGTCGAGGCGCTCAAGGACACCAACGGCACCCCTTACGACTACGTGCGGCTGCACGACGACCACGTTTTCGAGTCCGTGTTCATCGCCCGGTACACATGGACCGCCGCCGAAGAGGACTTCGAGTGACGACGCCCGAGCCGATCACCGACGACAACGACGAGGACAAGGACCGCCGCGAGCCAGAAACCGATTACGACGAAGGCGGCGAAGGCTGACGCCCACACACCCGCAACCCCCAGCACGGACGCCCCACCATGCCCGCAAAAACCGGCCACGACCTGTACCTGTACTACAACAGCGCTACTCACGCGAGCCCTACCTGGAACGCCATCAGCCAGGTCGAGGACGTCAGCGTCGACCAGTTCGAGTGGGATACGGCCGAGCTGCGGCGCCGCGCCTCCCGCTTCCTGCTGGAAATCGCGACCGTGATGCGCGTCGGCGCCAGCTTCAAGCTGTGGCACAAGCTCAGCGCCACCACGTTCGACGCGCTCCGTGCGAAGTATTTCGCGCGGACGACGACGGAGTTCTACATCGCCAACGGCCCGGCCGCGACGAACGGCACCGAGGGCTTGCGGATGGGCTGCCTCATTAAGGCCTTCCCCTGGAATCAGCCGCTCAGTGAGGTTTCCAGCCACGACGTGCGCATCGTGCCGACCCTCTTCGAGGAAGCGAGCGCCGAAGTCGAGCCCGACTGGCTCGTCATTTCCGCGTGACGCCCGCAACGGGCGGCGCGGCCCCGTTCCAACGTCCACCGATCACCACCAGTCCCGAGAGACCAATGCCCCAACCGACCGAACTCAGTCAGCTCCGCATCAACACCGCCCGCATGGTCGAGATCAGCTGTGGCGAGCTGCGCCAGCGGCTGCAGGGCCGCCAGGACGCCGCCGCGTTCGACATGCTGGCCGGCGTGAAGGATTACCCCGACCACCACTACGTGATCGTGCAGACCGACAAGCTCAACCCGGGCGAACCGCCGGCCGTGCTGCACAACGCCAGCGAGCTGCAGCAGCAGCTGCGGGCGCTGCTGGCCCAGGCCGCCGCGAGCGGCACCGACGTTTCCGCACTGGTCGCCGCGGCCCTGCCGCCGTCCCAGGCGGCGGCGGATCCGGCCCCGGTCGTCGAGGTTCCCGCTGTCGAGGCCCCGGCTGTCGAGGCGCCGCCGGCGGACGCGTCAGCGGCCGCCTGATCGGCACGCCGCCGCGAGCTGCCCCCGTTCCCACACCACCACTGCGCACCCTATGCAATCCTTCACCGACAACGCGAACCGCGCGTGGACGGTCGAGATCACGCTCGGCCACGCCCGGAAGATCAACGCGCTGCACAAGGTCTGCCTGTTGACGGCCGACGACGTCGAGCTGCGGCAGCTGCTGGACGTCCCGCGCGGCCTCGACATCGTGTGGCTTCTGATCGAAGCCCAGGCCGCACGCGAAGGGATCGGCCGCGAGCAGTTCGAGGCGGCACTCACCGGCGAGACGATCCAAGCCGCGATGGTCGCGCTCTGGACGGCGGTCGGCGATTTTTTCCGGTACGAGCCGACCTTGGTCCGCCGCTGGCTCGCGCTCATCGAGGCGAGGGAGGCGGAGACGACAACGAACCAAAGCCCGGAAGCCGCGACGCCTGGAACGACGTGTTCCGCTTCGCCGGCGTGATCGGTCGAGACTGGAGGCCAATGACGCTCCGCGAGCTGGTCGTCGCACACCGCGCCGCGATGGCCGCCCGCTGGGACCATACCGCCGAGCTGTCCTGGTCGATCGACAACGCGACGTGCCGGCTCGTCAACGCGAAGGCAGGAAAGGTCGTCGCGCAGCCGATCAACCGCAACGCGCTCAACCCGTACCGACCCACGGAGGAGAAGCCCGAACCCGAACGGCCGTCGCTCAAGATCAACGCCGAGAACTTCAGTCTGCTGAAACTCATCTTCGCCCCGCCCCGCTGACATGCTGACGCAATCGCATACCGAGCTGTTTTTCGACCGGCCGGCGGTGCAGGCCCAGGTGCTCGCGCTTGGCGGGAACTACCGCAACCTCGACCGCGCCGGCGCGCTCATTCGCACGATTGCACGCGGCTCGATCCGCCGCGTCAAAAAGAAAACCACCGTCAGCCCGCCAGGCCAGCCGCCGCGCAGCCGCGACCCGCAGGCCCGCTACAAGCGGATCATCTACGCGTGGGACCCGGCCACGAAATCGCTGGTGATTGGCCATATCGGCTACCGCACGAAGGGGAACCCCTCGACCGTCCCCTCGACCCACGAATTCGGGAAGCAGGTGCAGATTAAGCGGCTCATCATCCGCCGCACCGATCGCGGCCGGATGATCGGCAAGCGTGCGAAGCAGCGCCGCAACAAGGCATTCCGCGAGCTGATGACCACGTTCGGACCGCATCAGGACCCGGAGAAAAACCGGATGATCGGCAGCCGGCACAGCGGCCGGCGGAAGTTCAAAACCGTTTCTGTGCGCTACGACAAGCGGCCGGTGATGAAGCCGGCGCTCGACCGTTCCATCAGCAAGCTGCCCGGCCTGTACGCCGACTCAATCACGACGACCTAACCCGTGTCCGCCCAGGAAGTCAAAGCCGGCGAGGCATACATCGCGCTCAAGACGCGCGACACCGGCGTCGCTGCGCAGACGCGGCAGGCGGCCGCGAAGGTCGACGAGGAGCTGAACCGCAGCCTGGCCCGCTCCCGCGAGACCATCGCGAAGCGGATGAAGTCTGACAGCCGATCGGTAAACGGCAAACAGCAGCTGCTACTGCAGGGCGCCTTTGCGGTCGAGGACGCGGCGTCGCAGTACCAGAACATGGGGGCAATGGGCGCCGTCCGAGCAGCGTCGAACAACGTCTCGGCGATGTTGATGACTCTCGGCTCGACGAAGCTCATGCTCGGCGGCATTGCGTCGATCGCCGCCGTGCAGCTCGCGCCGGTCCTGATCGACGCGTTCACGCAGTCCACCGCGAAGGCCAGGGAGACCGAAGGCGCGATTAAAGCGATCGGCGAACGTATGCAGAGTATCCGGACAATGACCGGAATCCGGATCGAGAACGAGCAAGAGCTGCAGCGAATCGCCGAGATGACCAATAGCGGCGAAGCCGCCGGCGCCGGTCAGAGCAAGCAACAGCAGCTGGACACGCTGCGCGCCCAAATGGCGGACGACGACGTCGAGAAGGCATTCAACCAAGCCCGGCTCGGTGAGGAGTTCGACAAGGTCGCCAATCGAGGCGCGTGGGGCAACTTCTTCACCGACCAATACGACTCAAGTTTCATGGAGCGACAGAAGTCCATCACGGGCGAGCTGTCGCGGCTGGAGCGGAAGCGCACCGATGACCTGGCCCGCGCCGCGGCGCTGCAAGAGCAAATCGCGAAAGCCAAGGAACGCGAAGCGGAGCTGCTCAAGCAGGAGCAACGGCACATCGAGACCGGGCGCGAGATTCAGATCGACGCCCAGCGCAAGACGATGGACCAGCAGACACAAGCCGACCTGCAGGACTACGACAAGATCGAGAGCGCGGAGGCGGCCCGGAACGAGCTGCAGCGATTGGAACGCGAACAGCAGCAGCTCGACATCGACTACGAGCGGCAGGGACGCGAAGCCGACGAATTCAAGAAGCGGAAGGCGGAGGCCAGCCCCGAGGCCCAGGCCCGGTGGGACGTCGATCACGCCGGCGAGATCACCCGCATGGCGATGGAGCGCGACCGCACCAACATTGCCTATGACAACAACCTGGCGAAGCAGGCACACCTGCGCGGACGCTTCGGCGAGCTGCAAAAACGCGCCGGCATCGCGTCGCTCGACAGCATGCTCGGGCAGACGAACACGCCGACCGGCAACCGCATCAGGATTCAGGACGAAACCGACCGCCAGCAGCGCGAGATCGCCAAGCTGCCGCTGCCGGCCGCCACGATCCAGAAAATGCAGTCGTTCAGCCAGCTCACCGGACAACGCCGCCTGGCCGACGTCGCGCTGCAGGAGTTCGCGCTCAAGAACACGCCGACCGTTCCCCAGGCCGCATTGATGCGCGGCAGCGTCGAGGCCACCCAGGCGGCCGCCGGCAACAGCCTGGCCGCCACGACAACGAAGATGGCGAAGGATATCGAGTCGATGGAGGGCGAGATCGCGACCATGGCGACCGACCTGCGCGAGTTCCTCGATCAGCACACCACACCGTAACCACCCCGGACCGCCAAGGACGGCGACCGATGCGACTCCTTGACACCACGCTGAAGAGCCACGGAACGGCGATCGGCAAGGCCAATGCTGGCACGTCGAAAAAGTTCACGCTGCGCTATCTCATTCTCGGCGACCACGCGAACCACAACGAGGACGAACTGTGCGCGTGCCCCGGCGTCCCCGCGCTCTACACGTCGATTCGCGGAGCGATCGCGAAGGCCCGCAACGCGGAGGAGATTGAGCCGCTCGCGCACCTGTACGCCGTCGACGTCGAGTTCGACAGCAAGATTTCCGACGACGACGAAAGCGGCCAGCCGCCGGAGAGCCGCACGCCGGAGTGGGGATGGACCGGCGAAAAGATCGACGAGGTTCAGGAGTTCGACGCGATCGAGAAAAACGAGGAAGGGGAGTTTATCCGCATCGAGACGAAGGCCCGCGAGCAGATCGTCGTCACGCGGCCCCGCACGATTCCCGTCCTGCAGATCACCAAGGTCCTGCCGACCTTCAGCCCCGATCTATTCGCGACGCACGTCGACCATGTCAACAAGTTCACGTTCTGGGGCGCGCCGCCGCGCTGCGCCCTGCTCGACACGATCACCGACACCGGCGTCACTGTTCAGAACCAGGACGGCAACCCGGTCAAAATGCGGCAGGTGACGTTTACGTTCAAGTTCAATAACCAGCGCGACGTCAAAGGCCAGCTGATCGGCTGGGCCGCGTACGTGCTCCACCAGGGGACCTACTATCTCGTCAGCGCGAGCGGCACGAAGCGCGAGAAGTTCAAGGACCTCGACCGCCGGCCACGCATCGGCAATCTCGCGGAGAACGGCACGCAGCTGTCCGAGACGCGCGAAGCCGCCGGCAACTACGCCTGGCTCAAGTTCAACCGCTTTCCGGAGGTCGATTTTAATTCGATGGCCGGCGGCAATATGGGGCCGTACGGATGATTCCGGTTCTCAGCAAACCCGAAATGGGCCGGCTGCGCAAGCTGCTCGACGGCGGCGGCACGCCCGGCGACACCAGCTTCAAGCCGCCCAAGAACCGCCCCTTCGAGGGACTGGTCTACATCGTCAAGATTGAGGACGGCGAACCGATCGACGGCGCCGTCGATCACCTGCCCGGCAGCAAGAACCTGCCGCTCTACGAGTTCGACGAGGACACGCTCGAACTCAAGCCGATCCTCGACGACGACGGCGAACACGTGCGCGAATACGTGCACAACCTGTCGACGTTGCAATCTCCCACCGGCTGGCAACTCGCTGTGCAGGAAACGCCGACCGGGCGCTTGATCCTGGCACCCGGCGGCAGCAGCAGCGACGAAGGCGGCGGCGGCAGCGGCGGCGGCGGCGGCTTCACCACGTCCTGCGAATGCAAGCCGATGGTCAACCTGCCTGGCGACCCGAGCGTGTGCTGCGAGGGGTCGCTGATGTTCGAGGCCAATTTCTTCGGCGGCGTGCGCGAGTTCAAATACAACCCCGACGACCAGTGGTCGACCGACCCGGAAGGCTTCGACGACCCGGACGCATGCACAGTCGAGGATGACCCCAACGTCCGCAACAAATACCGGATCACGATCACCGCCAGCGCCGACCCGTGGGGGTCCACGATGCAGCTGGAGCTGGTCGAGGACAACGGCTGCGCGGTCAAGTGCTTCCTCTACAAGGCCATGCTGCCGTTCCGCTGCGGCTGCGAAAACCAGTTTGCCCGGATCACGTTCGACAACATCGCGGCCGACCGTCTCCCCTGCTGGGTGACGATCAAGCCGAAGTCGCAAGCGTTCGCCGTCGTCGATCCGCCCAACTGGACCGACCTACTCTGCGGCCTCATCCCGTCCGAAGAGATTCCGATCGGCTGGACCTACACGCACGAGGACTTCGACGGCGCCCGCTGCATGCCGCCCGGCCAGCGAGACTACATCTACAAGTATTCTGGCGAGTGGGCCGGCGACGGATTCAATCCCGGGTTTACTGTGTGGGGCAACGCGAACGCGCCGCGCGGCTTCCCGCTGCTGCGCACAGCAGGCTTTGGCAGCTGGCAGTCGCCGGACGTGCACGACGGCGCCGGCGTGCTGGTCGGGGCCGTACCGCACCCCGTCTACGCCCGCACGACGTTAGAAATCACCTGCGGCGGCGGTCTCACGTTCACGCTCAAGATTCGCGGCGTGTCCGTCCCGGTGACAGGCCCGGGAGACGGCGGTCCGATCGTCACCTATACGAAGTCGATCCCGCTGGCCGACGTCGAGCCGCACGAAATCGCCTGCCTCCTCAATGCCGACCACACGCTGACACGCACCGGCGGCGGCAGCACCGATCCGCAGAATGGATTCTGTCCCGGCGAATACGACCCGGTGTTCGAGGCACTCAGCATCCCGGACAGCGTCGATATCAGCCCCTTCGGCGGAGGCCCGGAAGAGTGCCCCAACCCGGACGATCCGACCTATGGCGACCCGCCGACGACGGAAGGCTATTGCGGTTCGCCGTGCACCACGCCGACCGCCGAGCCGGACCCCGGCGGCAGCGAAACCTGCTGTGTCGATTCAGAATGTTTCGATGATCTCACCGGCACCGATTGCACCGACATCGGCGGCGAAATCGTGGCGAGCTGCGACGATTGCGACCAGGCATGGGCCTGCTGTCACGAGGGGTCGTGCTACCACATGACCCGCTCGGAATGCGTGTCGATGGTCGGCCACGAATTCAGCTACCACGAGGGCGATTTGTGCAGTGCCGTCGAATGCGAAGGCGACGACCCGACCGTCGGCGCCTGCTGCGGCCCAGGCGGCAGCTGCACCGACAACGTTGACCAGGAGGACTGCTCGGCCGAGCTGTTCCACGGGGGGAACGACTGCGGCGGCGTGACCTGCCCCCCGAACGTCGGCGCCTGCTGCATCGACGGAGTCTGCTCAGTTATGTCGAGCAGCGCGTGCAACACGGCGGACGGCGAATACGCCGGCGACGGCACCGACTGCAGCGGCATCGACTGCACGACGGGCGCCTGCTGCCGACGACCGACCGGCGCGACCTGCTCTAACGATTCGCAGTGCGAGTGCTACGACATGAGCGAGGCCACTTGTGAAGGCAACGGCGGCACATGGTACGTCGGCGTCGACTGCGTCGACATTGGCTTCCAGTGCACGTGCGAAAACCCCATTTGCGTGCGAGACGATTGATGGCCTGCGACTGCAAACGCTTCGAGCCGACGCTCAACATCACCGGCCAGGGACAGACGCGAATCGTGCGCGAGCTGACGCTTCGCTGTCTCGATTGCGGCCAGGTGTTCTACGTGCACGCGATCGGCACCAAGCGTACGCTCGTAATGAAGCCGACGCCCCCGGCACCCCCGCGCGCCGAGCGGAAGGCCGCCCCCACAAAAAAGCAGCGACGCCAGGCGACGTTCGAACGCCTGGCTCAGCAGTGGACGGCCGCCGGCGGCGAAGTCCCCGCCAGCTGGGGACCGTCGTCGCTGCCGCCCCTGGCCGACCTGAAAGACGGCGTGCAGCTGCTCGCGATCGGCGACGCGATCGGACTGGCCGGCCTGGCACTCGATCAGACGCCGGCGGCGGGACCGCATGCGGTTGTGGCGGACGCTGAGACCCGCGAGCGGCTGGCCCCGCTCGTCACCCGCTGCAAGCTGCACGCGGACACCTGGCGGCCGGCTTACGGCACGCTTTACAACGGGATCGTCGTCGCCGGCCTGCTGTCGCCCGAATGGTTCGACCGCGTGCCGCAGCTGCTCAAGCCTGGCGGCGACTGCTGGCTGATCGGCGAGGCGCAGCAGTACGAGGCCGCGCTGTCGGCGAAGTGGGGATACAAGGCGACCACCGCCGGCCGAGGCCAGCCCGACGAGCACCTGTTTTTCCTTGGCACCAACGCCCCGCTTGGCGACGGCCCCGGCACCGAGCTGCACGACGACCTGAAGAATCGCGGCATGCCGAGCTGTCAGACCTGCCGCCGGCTCGCGCACCAGATGAACGCGTGGGGCGTCGCCGGCTGCCGCGAACTCTTCGCAGAGATCGTCGAGGACATCATGCCCCGCGCCCGCGACTGGTGGGCGAACGCCGACCACCGGCAGAAGCTCGCGGCCTGGTGGAAAGGCGACAAGCGCCTCTGGTCCGCGTTCACCACCGGCGCCGCCCTGGCGACGGCCGACGTCGACGCGGCCCTGCTCGCGATCGTCCGTCAGCGCGTCACCGCCGCGATCGACGCGGCCGAGCGCAAGATCCACGCCACGCCGGCCGCCACCTGATCACCACCGCTCCGCATGATGCGCCGCGCCCTCTTCGAGTCCCTGATTTACGTCGCGATCGTCGCGGCCGTGTTCGCCGCCGGCGAGCTGCTGCTGCGCGGCCCCGCGTGCGATCGCTGCGGCCAGATGATGCACCCCTTCAAACTTGGCAGCCGCGTCTATCAATGCCCCGGCTGCGGCTCACAGATCGACATTACGAAAGCGAACTAAATGCGCGAGTATCTTCCTGGAACTGCCGCCGAATTCAGCGGCGCCGGATCCGCCCTGTATCGCGGCGACGTGCTCCACCTGGCCCCGCGCCTGAAGGCCGGCCGCTTCGCCGCCGTCGTCACAGACCCGCCCTACAGCTCGGGAGGCACCACGACGAGCGAACGGAAGGCCGACCCCGTCATCAAGTATTGCCAGCAGGGCAACGCACTCGGGCGCCCGACCTTCGAGGGAGACAACCGCGACCAGCGGTCGTGGGTTTACTGGTGCACACTTTGGCTGGGATCATGCCGCCGTGCGACGCGGCGCGGCGGCTACCTGTATTGTTTCATCGACTGGCGGCAGCTGCCGGCACTCAGCGACGCGATTCAGGCCGCCGGCTGGACATGGCGCGGGATCATCCCGTGGGACAAGGGACGCGGAGCGCGGGCTCCGCACAAGGGATTTCACCGCCACCAGTGCGAATACGTGCTGTGGGCGACCAACGGCCCATGCCTGAAGGCCACGCACGCCGGACCGTTCGAGGGACTGGTCGCGCACAGCGTCTGCAAACAGCGGGCGAACAACGACAAGCACCACATCACCGGCAAGCCGACGCCGATCATGGAGGCGCTGATCGAGTCCGTGCCGCCAGGCGGCGAAATCCTCGACCCGTTCGCCGGCAGCGGCACGACGCTGGTCGCTGCGATGAACACCGGCCGCCACGCCTGCGGCTTCGAGCTGCTGCCGGAGAATTGCCAGATCACCGCCGGCCGGATGCGCGAGGCCAGCCAGGCGAGAACCGCCGCCGCCGCGTAACGCGTCGCTCGAGTACTCCGCCGCCGGCCACAGCGGCGCCGACGTCACGAAGGAGGGACCCCGATGCACAAGCTGCGATGGCATCAGAACTGCCGGCAGTGTCTCCGGCCGAAAGATGGATACGCCGGCGACTTCTGCTCTCAGAAGTGCCGCGTCGAATACGCGAACCGTGGCAACCACCGCCACCGCACGAAACGACCCCGGCATTGAACGCGGCGATCGATCGCCGCAGCCGACGGCGGCGCCGCCGCGGCGTGCGACGGTCGACCGAGCGGCTACAATCCGCCGATGAAACTCAGGACCGACGGCCGATCGTGGGGGATACACGCTTACCAACTTCTCGCGGCGAATGTCGCCGACCCGCCGCCGTGCGCCCCCGGCGAAATGCTGGTCGCTGTGCAGCTCGGCGCGCCGTTCCCCTATCAGCCGGGAACGCCCGTCGAGATCGACCTGCCCGCATTCAGCAAACCTTTGTCGGCGCAGGTGCTCAAGCTTCTGCCCGGAACGTTCGGACCGACCGTCGAGTTGCACCGCGTCGAGCTATCGCACGCCGAGGACGCGACGCTGTCGATTGCTGGCCCCTGCCCCGACTGCAAAGGCACCGGCACGGTCGCGCTCTTCACCAGCCGCGAGCCGTGCACCCGCTGCGGCGGCCGCTCAGCTCCGCCGCGTAGTGCCGACGCGCCGTAAATCGACATCGGCCGGCCCGTCGCCGAAAAATCGTTTCTCGCTGCTGCCCAGGCCCGCCGCGCCCGGCTCATCGCCCCATTCCGTGCCAAACTGTTCGCAGTGCTCACCGGCGCGCCGCTCGAAGGCCTCGACCGCCGTCTGGTTCGCGAACAGCTGCTCGACGACGTCGGCCAGGAAGCCCGCCATTTCCGCGTCGTCGGAAATCTCGACCGTTTCGAGGCGCCGGCACTCGTTCAGGTTCATCGAGGTCCGCACGACGATGTTCCATTCCGCGTTGCGGATCAGGACGAACTTTGCGTGGTTTTTGGTGATGCGGATCGACTCGTCGCCGAACGCTTCCCGGAGCGCCGCGCAATACGCCGTCCGCCGGCTCACGAAGCTGTAATCCATCACGAAGCGCATCGAGCGCACGCGGCCGTCGACCAGCAGGCGGTTCGCGAAGCCGATATCAGCGCCCGCCGCCGTCCACGTCGAAACCGCCAGGTCGGCCGGCCCCGTCGTCGCGAGGACGTGCTCGATTACGTCGATCAGCGAAAACTTGCCCATCGTCAGACAGTACAGCTCGACGCCGTGCTCGATCGGCCCGAGCGCATCAGCGGCAAACCGCGTCGTCAGCTCGCGGCGGACATTCCGCCCCTTCAGCGTCTCCCGCGTTCGGCGAAACACGCGCGGCGTCTCAAACAACGTCGCTTCCGTCCCGCGTTTCGCCGCTTTCGTTCCGCGTTTGGTCGGTTTCGTTCCCATCGCTCGATTCTCCCAGGGTCGGCCGCCGCCGCCGAATTCGGCGGCGAGTTGTATCAGGCCCCGCACGAGGCCAATAGCTGAAGGGCGAAAACGCCGTGCCGATCGCGAACAATCTCGCGACCGGCCGGCAATCGCCGCCGTCACAGGCCCGGCACAATCTGCAGCCGCGCGACCTGCTCACCGAATTCGCCCCACTCGCGAATCACTTCCCACAGCCCGTCGTCGGACTGCGGCGCCACGCAGATGCCGGCGGCAATCAGCTGCGCAGCCCGCGACGTCGTCGCGACCGCACACTCAACACCCCCGACGCACTCGAACATCGCCACCGCGCTGATGCGCACGCCGTCGACTGTGATCGGCTTCCACCAGTCCTCGCGCTTGTGCCAGCGAAGGCCCCACACGATCGCGCTTCCCGGCCAGGACAATCGGCAGACGACCGGCACGCGGCCCGTCCCCGCGTACATGCCGCACTGTTGCGCACCAGCCCGAGCCGCCTGTTCGAAAGTCAGCTGCATTGCGATTGCTCCGAAGATCATCACCGGCCACCGCAGCGGCGGCCGCATATCTGAGGGGCGAGAACGGCGTGCCAAACGCGAACAATCCGAGCGGGTCCCAGCCGCTGCGGACGGCGGCGCCACCTCGAGGCGGCGCTCAGCTCGATCGAGGCCCGAGCCGGCCGCCGGCCAGGCCCCAAAGCTGGGAGTTTCCCGCGCTGCGAAAAATGGGCCTCCCACGCGCGAAAGAAAGTGTGTGCAAAACCTTGATGGCTCGGCGAGCCGTCCCCCGCGGGGGGCCGCGAGAAAGGACCCGCTGCCACAATGGCATGCCAACCGAGGGGGGCGAGGGGGCCGAATCCCTGCGGAATTCAGAGATTTTTCAGCGCCGATTCAGCGATTTTTCAGCGCTGTACCGGAATCGAGAGCACACCCGCCAGGTCGGCGGAGTGTCGCGGAGGCCCAGCCAGCACGCCAGGCGCTTCAGGTTGTGCCACCGCTCGCGGCGAATGCGCAGTCGCAGCAGCTGTAGCCGCCCACGTTCAAAGCTGTCGCCGTTCACGGTGTTCAATCTCGCGTCCCCTCGATCGCTGCACGTTCTCGATCGGCGTCGGCCTGCAGCTGCTGCAACTCGGACCGCAGCGCCTCCCTGCGCTGGTCCGCCTCGCGCTTCTGCATCACGAACACTGCAGCCAGGAGAACCGCCAGGCCGATCAACACCACGCCCACAACTCGCTTCGCCGTCATCAT